GCGCCGGCATCGAGCTCTGCTCACATCGCTTCGACCGTGCGGCCGGGAGGTGCCTTGTGCAGCCACCGGACGCCCGAGTTGCACAGGCGCGTGCAGGGCGGGTGGCAGACGATCAGCATGTCCCAGGTTTCCCATTTAAGGACATCGCGGACGTCGGCGACCATGTGACGGTTGGTCGGCGTGTCAGCCGGGAGAACGTCGCAGCTCCAGGCGTCGTGTCCCAGATCAAGAAAAGCATCGCGTACTATTCCGCTCGTTTCGCAACCAACTAGGACTTTCATTTCGCACCTCAATGTCAATTTCTATGTCAATGTCTACGCAACCAAAGTTGCATAACCAGAATATAGAGGTGCGGAAACCAGATTGCAATAGTGCAATCGTAGTTGCAGTTCTTTTATTTCAGGGGGGTGAGTCGGACTAGAACTTGATGATCGCGCCGATTACGATCGCGCGGATCCTGACTGACTGCTCGCCCAGGTCCATGAGGGGCAGGGGGGTATGCGCCGGGTTGGTGCTCTCTGGCACCAGCACATAATTGCCGTTGCTCTCGACGAGCCTCTTGCAGGTGCTCTCGACCATGCCCGTCGGCGTATCGGTTCGATCGGCGATCACGTATTTATCGATCGGGATGTCGTCGTGTTCCTCGGAGTAGGGGCGGCACACCAGGACCGAACCTTCCGGGAACTCCTTGTCAATGCTGTCGCCTTTGACCCGGAGCCCGAAAGCATCGACGCCGTAGTTGTCCGGCAGGCTGATCGGCTCCCAGTCATCCTCGTCCCACTGATGCGCTTCCTGGAACACGCCGGCTGCAACCTGCCCCAGTAGAGCGATCGTCGGATGAATGACGGCCGCGCTGACTGACGCTGCTGAAATTTCCATATTCGCCGACGCGGACGCATTTACGATCCGGCCGGGGGGTGTGCCCATATAGGTGCGGCCCGGCTCGATCGACACGATCCGCGGGCCGTCCTCCGTGTGCTTGATGGTCACGCCGCGGGTGTCGTTTCTGTCAGCAGCAGCCTGCGCTGCGCCCCATGCAAGCCACTCGCTTTTGATGCTGGCGTTACTGAGCAGCGCCTCGACCAGATCGTCCACCGTGTCAAAATCACCGGTGTCCAGCCCGAGGCTTTCGATGTTGAGCAGGTGACCATAAATCACCTCGAGCTCCATGCCCTGGTCGTCATCAAGCTGGCGGGTTGCGGCCTGCACGATGGGGCGCAGGGAACTGTCACGGATCACGTAGCGTGGCACCGGCGTCGACATGAACCGGGTCACGGTCGACTTGGCAACGTCTGCCAGTTCACCGAGTGTAGAGAAGGTGAGACCGGTCATGCCGCGGCAGATATGTAGAGCGATCCGGGAGCGCTCGATCTCCCACAACCGCGCGACGTTCAGGTCGTTATAGAAAAGCTCGAGCTCCATGCCGTTATGCAGGTCATCGAGCCACTGTTCGAGCTGCCCGCAATAGGTGTTTGCGAAGGTCTCCGCGTACTTACGGAAGTCCCGCACCGCAGGCTCATAGCCGGCTAGTATCTGCCACGCCATTTCATGCGTGTCGTCCGCAAACTGTGCGGCCCAGGCGCGGCAGCCGGCACCCCAATCTTTGACAGCCTGCTCTTTCAGCTCGCCGCCTTCGGCGAGAATACCGATCGGGCCCAGAAGCACGTTGGCTTTCTGTACAGCCGCGCGCAACTTCTTCTCAGCAGGCTGGTTCCCGAGTTTGATGGAGAGCCAGGCGAACTGATCGACCAGATCATCGCGCGCGCTATCGATCTTTTTCTCATAGCCCTCAAGCTGGTCGAGCACTTCCACAGCGACGCTGTACAGCTCGCGCACAGCTTTCTTGTCCGCGCGAAAACGCGCGCGGAACTCTCGCTCGAACTCCGAGCTGATGCGGTTCACGGCGCGATCGTCGCGCGCCCCTGCGGCCGCAATAGGCGACAATGGCTGTTGTGTCTCCTCAGACATGCCGGCGAAACTACAGTTGCAGAAAAAATAACGCAAGTGCGAATCAGCAACTTGATATTCAGTTCGACTTCGTGTATCAACTGCATCTCAAGTTGCAGATAGGAAACGTCACGATGTCACTGCCGACATACCAATCCATAGCCGACCGCGCCGCCGCCGCCGGGCTTGAGCTCAAGCAGCTCTGTGCGGAAGCAGGTATCGCCGCGTCGACGCTCTGGAGATGGAAGTCAGGCAAGACGGATCCGCTGAAGACGGTCCGCAACATCGAGGACGTTCTGAGGAAGTACGAAGGCCGATGAAACAGCGCGCAAAACGCACAGAAGTACGCGGTCCGCTGAACGAGCGATGCGCCCAGACGATCCGCGATTACTGGGATCATAAGGGTGAGCACGTGCACGTCGAGGTCGTCTACCTGAACGGCCTGGCTGTCATCAGGTCCGATCTGATGAACGGCCTGCCGCAATCGGCCTGGTGCGCGCGGATACTCGGAGAGACGTCATGAGGATCCTTGGCATCGATCCCGGCATCAATGGCGCGTTCGCCTCTATATATAAGGACAACATCACGCTGCACGATCTGCCGACGGCAGGCGAGGGCAAGCACCGGATCATCGCGACCGCTGTTCTCGCACATCAGCTCAAAGAACTGGCGCCGACTTTCGCGGTCATGGAGCGCGTTCACGCGATGCCGCGCCAGGGTGTCAGCTCATCATTTCGTTTCGGCCAGGCGTTCGGCGCGATCGAGGGCGTCCTCGGCGCGCTCGGTGTCAGCCTCTCATACGTAACGCCGGCGACATGGAAGAGGGCGCTCGGACTATCGAGCGACAAAGACGAGGCGCGGCTGCGCGCCATCCAGCTTTATCCCGCAGCAGCGGAGAACCTTCAGCGCCGGAAAGATATCGACCGCGCGGAGGCCCTGCTGATTGCGACATGGGCAAGAGACAACATTGCAAGAGGAGAGACCGATGCCGCGTGAGGCCAAATACCTGTCAGAGATTGCTGCCAATACAAATGCCAAGCGGTCGTCTACCGCGATCCTCGAAGAGGCTGTGGCGATCCTGACGCACCGCGATCAGGTCTACGGCCCGGCGTCTGATCACTATCACGAGCTGTCGAACCTACAGTCTGCATTCTTTCAGAAGGAGCGGACGGCGCGCGACGTAGCACTAGCGAACGTCTTGGAGAAGCTCGACCGGATCCAGCGCACCGACTGCGACAGCGATACGTTCAAGGACAGTTTCATCGACGCCATCAACTACCTCGCTATCGCGTGGGAGTGCAGCTAGTGCCGATTGAATTCATGCCGCACCAGGAGGAGGGCATCGGGTTCCTGATGAATACCGATGCGTCGCTCCTGCACTGGGATATGGGGACGGGCAAAACCTACACCGCGGCATTCGCTGCGCGTGAGGTCATGCGCGGCGGCTGCACGGTCGTCGTATGCCCGGCCGTTGCGCGGCGCAACTGGGCACGTGAGATCGAAGCGGTGCACGGAGACCGGGTCACGGTCAACGTCATCGAGAAAGGCAGCGACGAGCTCGCCGGCGATTTCATTGTCATCTCTTACGAGCTGGCAACGCGGCAGCGGAGCAGGCTCAGCCAGATCGACATAGACGTCCTGATCCTGGACGAGAGCCAGTTCCTGAAGAACATCAAGTCGAAACGGACGGCTGCGATATTCGGGCATCAGGGGCTTGCTCGCCAGGCCGCAAACGTGTGGTGCCTGTCGGGTACGCCGACACCTAATAATATAATGGAGATCTATCCGTGGCTGCATTGCCTGCACCCGGAGGTGATCGAGACGCCGCGCGGCGCACCGATGTCGGGCATACAGTTTCGTGACGCGTTCTGTGAAACCGTCGAGACGCCGTTTGGCATCAACATTGTCGGCACCAAGACAGGCCCGTCCCAGGATCTCTGGCGTGCGTTACAGCCAGTCGTCAGCCGCGTCCGTAAAGAGGACGTGCTGAAGGATCTGCCACCGGTCAGGTTCCAGGATTACCCGGTCGCCGGCGATGCCACGGTCCGCGAAGTGCGGCGCCTCGAGCAGGAACACCGCGAAGCGATCGAGCAGGTCATCGAGGGTGCGCGCGGCAGCGGCGAAGTCGATATGCATCTGACGACGCTGCGCCGTGTCACGGAGCTCGCGAAAGTCGGCGACGCTATCAGCATGGTGCGCCAGGAGCTCGAGGACGAAGCGATCGAGAAGATCGTTATCTTCGCGAACTA